CAGGTGCAAGCGGAAACATATTTTCAGGCGATCCAGTTAAGATGGCTAACACAGGTACTATTTTAGTAGCTGCTGCTGGTGATCAATTACTGGGAGTCTTTAGGGGATGCAGATATACCAATGCAAGTGGAGAAGTAATTTATTCTTCTTACTGGCCTAACGGTACTGTCTCATCAGACGCGGTGGCTTTCGTTGTTGACGATCCTAATGCATTATTTGAAGTACAAAGTGCTGCTACAGGTTCAGTTGTGCAAACAGTTGTTGGTAACAATGCCGACATCGTTTACACTTCTGGCTCAACAGCAGATGGACAATCCGGTGTTGAAATATCTGGAACAACTGCTGCTACTTCAGCTCAACTAAGAATTGTTGGGTTTTCAGGAGATCCTGAGAATAATACTTTAGGTACTGGTTCTCAATCAGCAAACGTTAACATGATAGTCAAAATTAACGAGCACTTCTATGCTCAAACAACTGGAGTATAATCAATGGCTATTAATCGTTCACAATTAGCTAAAGAGCTAGAACCCGGTCTAAACGCCTTGTTTGGGATGGAGTATAATCGTTATGAAAACGAGCATGCTGAAATCTACGACACTGAGTCATCAGACAGAGCATTTGAAGAAGAAACCTTAATCGTAGGTTTCGGTAACGCACAAGTAAAAGCTGAAGGAAACGGAGTCGCATTCGACAACGCTTCAGAAGGCTATACTGCAAGATACTCTCACGAGACTGTTGCGTTAGCATTTGCACTAACTGAAGAAGCTATCGAAGATAACCTCTACGACAGATTAGGCGCTAGATACACTAAGGCTCTAGCAAGATCTATGGCACATACTAAGCAAGTTAAAGCTGCTTCTGTGTTGAATAATGCTTTCTCATCCAGCTATACAGGCGGCGATGGAGTTTCACTTGTAAACTCTTCTCACCCATTAGTTGGCGGTGGAACATTTGCAAACAGACCAAGCACTTACACTGACTTGAATGAAACTTCATTAGAAGATGCAATCATTTCTATCTCAACTTTTGTTGATGACAGAAACATGATTCTTGCTTTACAAGGAAGAAAATTAATCGTTCCACCACAACTTCAGTTCGTGGCTGATAGATTAATCAACACTCCTGGTAGAGTTGGTACATCTGACAATGACATCAATGCTATTAAGAACATGGGAATGGTCCCAGATGGTTACGCTGTTAACCATTTCTTAACAGACAACGATGCTTGGTATCTGTTAACAGACTGCCCTGATGGATTTAAACATTTCGAAAGATCTCCTCTTTCAACTTCTATGGAAGGTGACTTTGATACTGGCAACGTCAGATTCAAAGCTAGAGAAAGATATTCTTTCGGTTGGTCAAACCCAAGAGCTGTCTTTGCATCACAAGGTGCATAAACCCAATTTTATTGGTAAAGGGAGCTTCGGCTCCCTTTTTTTTGTTTAATAAAAAAGTTTGTTTATTTTTAGTTAATGAGTGTATAATTCAAGAAAAGCCCGTGAGGTTTTATGAATACAGGATTACATGAATCTATAAGCTTGGCTAACTCTCCATGCAACGGAGTATGCTCAACTTCCATGGCTCCCTTTGATGATATATGTCAAGGCTGTGGTAGAAACGTTGAGCAAATAAGAGATTGGGAAACATTCCCAGAGGTTCAAAAAAAATTAATTAACGTTACAAATTGGTTGAAAGGATATGATATCCGCCAAAAAAACGATAAAATAAATGTTATGTCCGCAGATTCAAAACAAAAAATAAAAGATATTCAAGGTAGATTAATCACCATTCAATCTCTTATAGAGATGGTTGGCAAAGATATGTTAGATGAGTTTGGCCAGGATCCAGCAATAAAAGAATCATATCAAGCTTTGTTTAGCTCTAGAGAATCTATTTTAAAATCTAAAGAAAACTTCCCTCAAGACACCTAAAGTAGTATAGTTATCTAAACCGGGATAACTTGTTATACCAACTGGCTCGGCAGACTAACTCCAAAGATGGTATAACTTTATATGGAGGCTATTATGGCAACATCAACATTTCAAGGGATCGTAAGATCTTATGGTGGTCAATCAAAAGAATCAGGAACAACTCCTTCAGTTGTTACTCTTTCAGAAGTTATTTCTTTTGACCCAACTTCAACTGGCGGAGCTAATGTAAAGATTGGAACATCTTCATCTACAGGAAACGATTTTGTTTTACCTGTTGGAGCAATTCCTGTTTCATTCCTTACTATTGGTGGAGCAGCTGGCGGTACTAACCCAACTGCTGATATTGGATCTTCCGCTGATCCAGATGGATTTTTCAACGAAGTAGACGTTGACACTAAAGGTACTTTAAAAGGATCTGACGGTGCTTTAACTGTAGCTGGTGGTATTACTGCCAATACAACAGTTCAAGCTAAAGTTGGAGCATCAGCTGCAACAAGTGGAACATGTACTGGAGTATTTACTTACGCTATTGTTGACAACGGATCTAGTTCTTAATTAGGAGCTAACTATGTCAAGTAGAATTGTAGGCTCAGATGTAAAAACAGCTACGACTGACTCCGCTGCTACAGGCGGAGTTGTCTTACAAGGTGGTCGATCAAGATTAAGAGGTTACATTATTGCAGGAGGAACTTCTGACGGTACTGTAACTTTTAGAGATGGATCTGTAACTGGTTCTACTCTTCTTATTGCTCCTTGCAACGCCAATGATACTGAAACTTTAAACATCCCGGATTCCGGTGTTTTGTTTGAAGATGGTATTCACGTTGTATTAAGTAATATAGATAGAGTAACTGTTTTTCATTCTTAGTCATGGCACACGAAGTATCATCAATTTCAAGGGTTGGTACTTCCGAGCCTTTTGAACTACAGGTTGCTAGAGATCAAATAAGTTTTCACGAAAGCATACACAAGTTTGGCTTTAATTCTTCTGTAGACACCAATTTAGCAACCGTATGGATTCAAGGTGGTTTATATTCATATTTAAGTTCAGCTTCAGTTCTTTATATATCTAGCTCTTCTACTGATGATACAGTAGCAGGTACTGGTGCAAGAACTGTAACCGTTAGTGGGCTAGACAATAATTTTGATGAAAAAGTAGAAACCGTAAGTTTAAATGGTCAAACAGGTGTTGAATTAAATGGCAGCACTTGGTTTAGAGTTAATAGAATTGTGGTAAATACTGCTGGTAGTGGCGGTGCTAACGCTGGTGTTTTATATGTAGGAACAGAAGCAACACCTTCAGGTGGAGTGCCTACCAACAAATACGCTACAGTAGGTATAGGCGATAATCAAACCTTAATGATGACCTATACTATACCTAGAGGATATACTGGCTATGTTACTCAAAAAGATGTATCAGCATCTTCTTCAGCAGGCAAGTTTGCAATTTTAAGTTTAGTAGCTAGACCCTATGGCGGTGTTTTTAATGTAAAAGACAGGGTTTTATCAAGTTCAGGTTATAGTACGATTGAATATCCTTACCCTTTAAAATTTATTGAAAAAACAGATATAGAAATTAGAGCTCAAGCAGACTCGGCAGGCGGAACAGTTACCGTTTCTGCTGCTTTGGATTTATTATTAATACAAAACAGACCTTATCCAGAATAATTATGGCAGAGAGAAGAAAATCTAAAAGCATACCAAGAACAACAAAAGGCAAGGGTGCTAATTATAGACCTACCCAAAAAGGCGCTGGTATGACTGCTAAAGGTGTAAGAGCTTATAGAAAAGCAAATCCAGGATCAAAGTTAAAAACAGCTGTTACAGGTAAGGTTAAAAAAGGATCTAAAGCAGCAAAAAGACGTGCTTCATATTGCGCTAGGTCTTTAGGTCAATTAAAAAAGAGTTCAGCAAAAACTAGAAACGATCCTAATTCAAGAATTAGACAAGCAAGAAGAAGGTGGAAGTGTTAAATGGCAAAAGGTAAAAAAGACGCTTGTTATAAAAAAGTAAAAGCTAGATATAAAGTTTGGCCATCTGCATATGCAAGTGGCGCTTTAGTTAAATGCAGAAAAGTAGGAGCTGCTAACTGGGGCAATAAATCAAGACAGAAACTTTCAGGTGGTGGCGTAGCAACTTTTGTAACTCCTAGAGGCTTTAGTAACTTGCTTGAAGGTAAACGTAAACAAACTAAATTAGGATAATGGCAAAAGGCGTAAAACA